CGTGCTAACTATTTTGTAACAGAAAATGGTAAAGAAGGTAACAAAAAAGTTGTTTCTAAGATTGATCAAACTATTGTTAATATAATCAAAGAAACTAAGGTTCAGGGTTATGAAGAATGGCAGAAAGCAGTTTTTGAAACACCTAACGGTACTTATAGAGTTTATATAGGTCTTAAATATGGTGTAGGCGAAGCCAATAAACTAGCAGAATACATTGTTGCGAATGCTGATGAAGTAGTTGACATAGATGTATTAGCAAAAGAGGCAACAGATAACTTGGTAGCAGTACCAGTTGAGGAAGTAACAGTAGTAGAATAATATGACAATTATAGTTTACAGTAAACCATCATGTGTTTTTTGTGAAAAGGCCAAGGCGTTATTAACACGCCTTGGTTATGAATATACAGAAAAGATAGTGACCAAAGATATATCACTGCCTGAATTATTTGAAGAATTAGGAAAACAAGTAAGAACAATACCACAAATTGTGATAGATAAAAAACACATAGGTGGTTATAATGAACTTACTGAATATTTTATGGAACAAGGTAAAATTAATTTTAAAGGTGAAACACTTTGATACAATCAGAAACAGATAAAGCATTTGAAGAAAGCAAAGAGTCTTTAACAAAAGAAGAAAAAGTTAAAGAGAGAATGGCGGCACTACGTGCTAAAAGAAAACCAGCAAAACTAAAAGGTGTTCACCCATCAGTATTGGCGTTACCTGATGACAATACATTCTCACATAAAAATATTAAGAAATGGATTGAAACACAACAAGGCATAGCAAAAGCAGCAGGTATGGTTGAACGATCAAGAAATCGTGAGGTACCTCAAAAAGAACGAGATAAAAAGATGAGAGAACGAATGGGTGCTCAAGGATATATTACTGCTATGCAACGATATTTAAGAACAGGCGATTGGGATAATATATACTTTGGTGAGTATGAAGAACACTTAACAAAATGGAAAGTAATATCATAAATAGTTATATGAATTTAACACTATCAGATACAGCATATGCACATATAGGCAACTTGTTAAAAGAACATAATAAAAAATATGTTAGAATACAAGTAAAGGGCGGCGGGTGTGCTGGGTTTGAATATGAGTGGTCATTTGAAGATGAACCAGAAAAAGATGATCATATTGTAGATGAAAGATTATTAGTACACAAAACTAATGAATTATATCTTATGGGTATAGAAATAGATTATGATAGTGAGATATTCGGTAGCACTTTTAAATTCAATAATCCACAGGCAAAATCACAATGTGGTTGTGGAACATCATTTAGTATATAATTATGGGCAAACTATTACAATTTCCTATCAATAGAATTGTTAGGAGTATTCCTGAGGCACCAGAACTCAGCGAAGAAGAACAAGAAGATATCAAAAAAGAAAAGTTTATAGAACAACTTACAGAGCAACTATCAATGGATATTCTTGCAGTATTTCAAGATAATCTTGTCCACTTAAAAAGCGATTTATTTTTGAGAGATTTAGCATTAGTCATTGAGTCAATCAAAAGTTTACTCAAAAGAGATTTTAATAAAACACATCCAATGCAAATGGTTACTGATAGTTTTATTAATATTGCTACCACAAAAGAGGGTAGAAAACTTACCGATATTAATTATAATAAAATAATCAAACCCCTTAAAGTTACAAAGCAACCTAAACCAAAAGAACCAAAAAAGACAGTGGATTTAGAATTTGACTTTGATTTAGAGTAGTATTGACATTCCATTCATTTTGTGATATAATATTGTTATGATAATAGTTGATATAAACCAGATTATGATTTCTAACCTAATGGTTCAAATTAGTGGTAGAAATAAAGTTGAACTAAATGAGGACCTTGTTAGACATATGGTTCTCAATTCACTTCGAGCCCACAATAAAAAATTTAGAAAAGAGTATGGCGAAATGGTCATCGCTTGTGATAGTAAAAATGTATGGCGTAGAGAAATATTTCCTAACTACAAAGCAGGTAGAAAAGCAAATAGAGAAAAATCAGAGCATGATTGGGACTCTATATTTTCTATGTTACATGATATTAAAAATGAGATTAGAACATTTTTACCATATAAAGTTATTGAAATTGAAACAGCAGAAGCAGATGATATAATAGCAACACTAGTTAAAAGAAATAAAAGAATTGTTGCACCTAATCATAAAAGAAATGTATTGATATTATCTGGTGATAAAGATTTTATACAACTACATAGTCCTAATGTAAGACAATATAATCCTGTATTGAATAAGTTTGTAGGCAAAGGTGAGAATCCAAGTCTATATATTAAAGAACATATATTAAAAGGTGATCGTAGTGATGGAGTGCCAAACGTATTGTCAGATGATAATGTGTTCGTTGAAAGTAGAAGGCAAAGACCTTTAAGTAAAAAGAAGATAAATAGTTGGGTAGAGGAAGTTTTTATGACCTTTACCGAAGAAGAGCAAAAGAATTACAACCGAAATCGAAAATTAATTGATTTGAGTTGTATACCTCAAGAACTTGAGGACAAAATTAATAATGAGTTTTTGAATGTCAAAGTAGCAAGTAGAGATAAAATACTCGGTTACTTTATAAACAAAAAACTTAAAACTTTAATCGAAGTCATTGATGAATTTTAGACTTCGAAAGAACTGTTAAGGAGAAGAAAATGGTTATTATAAGAAGAAATCCAGATGGTAGCATAGCAAGTCAAGAAGGTGCACCACAACAACCAACTCAATCACACCCAGCATTAGCAACTAGAATGGGAGTACAAGCGTTACAAGATTCAGGTAGAGCAGTACCACCGATGATGAATGAGATTGCAACAAAGATAAACAATGCAAAAGATAAACCTAGAAAACTAAAAGTATTGAAAGATCACGATTCAATACCACTAAGACAAGTTTTAAAAGGTGCTTTTGATCCAAGTATAGAATGGTTATTACCACAAGGTGATGTACCATTTAAAAGAAATGATGCCCCGATAGGAACAGAGCATACTTTATTATCACAAGAAGCAAAAAGATTATATTTGTTTACAAAAGGTGGTGATAGTAGCCTATCGAATACAAAAAGAGAAACATTATTCATACAACTACTAGAAGGACTATCTGCTGAAGAGGCAGATTTTTTAGTAACAGTTGTGAATAAAAAAATCAATAATAAATACAAAGGTTTCACAGCAAATCTAGTGAGAGAAGCATTTGGTTGGGACGATAAATTTATGAAAAAACAGTAAAAAATAGTCATATTTTGTTACTTTAAAACCCTTATATTTCAATGATTTATCTAAGTTGTTGATTTATAAGGGTTTTTTTATTTAAGAAATCGCAGAAAATAAGGGTTTTCGCTGCCCGATAATGCTTGATTTTTGCTTTAAACTAGTATATAGTATAAGAATAATAACAAAAAAAGAAAGATTATATTATGAAAAAACTTGAATTTAACAACCTTGACTTGATACTAGACTACATCAAGAATCCAGAACACAAAAATGTTCTGTTTCTTTTAGAGTGTGCTATTAGAGAAGCAAAGACTTCTTCTAAATCTGAATTTAAAGTGGGCGACCACGTTGTATTCGGTAGACCTAATGGTCGTAAAAGACCCGGTGTTATCGTAACTCTTAATCCTAAAAAGGCCGTTATCAAAGATACTAACCTTGGTGGCAAATGGCGTGTGCCTTACTCTATGCTGGAGGCAGCGTAATGAGAAATATTATATTGTTTTACGTTACCTTCGCATTATTAATCTGGTTTGGTTTCTATCAGTGGAATGAACAACTAGCATTGGCGGCTGTTTAATATGTATTGCATGATTTCTTTTGCTGATAAAAATGGCAGATCACATGGTGACCACCCACAAATTTTAGACATACAAGGTATCACTTGGTTTGAAACCGAGGACCTTGCATTTAAATATTATATGTTTTTAAAACCTGAATTAAGAGATAATGACCATGTTTTTCCTATGTTAGAGGAAAACTTATCTTGGCATTTTGATGTTAATTCAGATTATGTAAAAAACATGAAATATAAAACAAGACTACTCAGTAATGCACCTGAACCAGGTGTAACTGTATATAATAATGGAGAATAAATATAATTATGAAATTAAATAGATACGAAAAAAAAATAATTAAAGAAATAATTGAAAATCGTAAAGGCATTTATGAAACACCTAAACGAGATAGACTATCATATAAACCTTGTAAAGAGTATGACGCTGCTCTTTCTTTGTTTATGAAAAAACTTGTCTATGCAGAAGCAACAAATGAATATGGCTTAAACGGTATGTTCGAAGGACCTGCTACTGCTGATCCTAGGTTTAGATGGTTCACTTGTAGAGTCCATAAACCTTATGCAACAAAAAGAGAATTGAGGAAATTAATATGAAATACTTTTCAACAATCTTAACGATTTTAGGTTTATACTTTTTTGTATATGCTTGTGCTGAAAAACCATGTACGGATGATGGTTGTGAAAAATTTAATGAATTAACAATACCAGAACCTTTAGAAGATATTAGAGGTGAGATACAAATAGAAAAGTTAGTTATACCTGTAATTCAAACAGAATCAAAAGATGAATTTGTATACTCTCTCAATGAATGTATAGATTATCTTTATGCTAATGAAATATTACCAGAACATAGAGTACCTAAAGAGTTGATCGTTGCTCAAGCAGCAATTGAAACTGGTTGGGGTAAATCAAGATTTGCAAATGAAGGTAATAATTTATTTGGTATTCGAACATGGAATATTGACGAACCATATTTACTACCAATACCTTGGACAAAGTGGCCAGGTTGGGGTGTAAAAGTTTATGAAACTAGATGTGATAGTGTTCGTGATTATCTAAGAATATTAAATGAGGTTTTTGCTTTTTCTGAATTTAGACAGGCAAGAGATAGTGGTATTGATGATGGCATCGTTTTAGCAGATTATCTTTCACTATATGCTAGTAATAAAAACTATACCGAACTAGTAAAAAAAGTTATCAAATATAATATAAGGGGTGAGTATGATATATAATGAAGAACTATATTGGAGAAGAATTAAAAATCTCTATAAAGCATGGCAAGAAGCTGAAGATCCAGATTTTAAAAGAGTATGGATGGATAAACTTCAGGCACTAATGCAACAGGTTGACAAAGCAACTTTTGTGTGATATAATAAAGACATGAACATTTTTTATTTACATAATGATACTAAACTATGTGCCGAACAGCACGTTGATAAACACGTGGTTAAAATGATTGTAGAGTATGCTCAATTATTATCTACAGCACATAGAATGATTGACGGTGAAGAATATATAGGCAAAAGTAAAACTGGTCGTAAAGTTAAACGATATAGAATGACTAATCCTAATTTAGATAAAACAGTTTATTTAGCAGTGCATTATCATCACCCATCTGCTGTATGGGCAAGAGAAACTAAATCACAGTACGAATGGTTGTATTCTCTATTTGTAGAACTAGGTAAAGAATATACACATAGATATGGTAAGATACATAGTACAAATGCTTTATTGAATGATATATTATCTAATGCACCTAAGAATATCAAACAAGAAGGTTGGCGAGAACCACCACCTGCTATGCAACACTATCCACAATGTATAGTACAAGGTGATAGTATTCAATCTTATAAGAATTATTACAACGAAGCAAAAGCATATTTTGCCAAGTGGTCTAAAAGAGAACAACCAGAATGGTTTGTAGGGAGTATGACATGAGAGAATTTATAGTAAGTGGTTGGGAAGGCGTGATGAATATGAATAGAAATCCATTACGGCACATTCCTGATATGCAGGTAAGACATTTAATATTACAGATATTAGCATGGATGTGGTGTATAACCTTTTCACTATTCTTTTCATCATGGTATGTCTTTGGTATAACAGTTGTAGGTCATTTTGTTTTAATACTTGCAATCGTTGTTACTGTCATTACCTTTACAGCAACTGAGCGAACATATAGATTTAAAGAAGGATATCATTCTGCTAATCGAGGTAGAGATTATGTTATATATAGAGGATCAGATGGTAAACCATATAAAGTGAAACTGCCAAATAATGATCCGGGAGGAGAACACGATTAATGCCAACATATAGATTTAAAGACCATAACACAGGTAAAACATGGGAAGAATTAATGCTCATATCTGAAATGGAAAAGTTTACTAAGAAGAAACATATTGAATTATTACCACCAACACAAAT